CCGGACAACTTGCATCAACGGGATGACGACGGTCCCTACGTCAAGCAGGAAGGCTGAGCTGTATGGCTGAACTAGACCTAAGTGATTTTTTGAAGGACGCGTCGGTCGCTGATCTGGACTGGCTTGACGTTGATGAAGAGAAGTACCGCGCAGAAGCGGTCTTGCCGAAACAGAATCTCGACATCCGGCCGGATCTAGAGGCGCTATGGGCTCGCGAGGGCGAGTCCTCCACGGCTTACTTGATCCCAAACGTGGTGCCGGTGCCCAACCCAGGGATCAGTGATCCCCACACGATGGGCGACATGTCTCAGGTCCACGGCAAGCTTCGCCCGAAGGCGGAAGAGATCGCGAAGGTCGCTCGGCTGGCGCTGATGCAATCGGACGACTTCGCGCGTGTGCGCAGCGAGCTGACGCGCCGCTATCCGTTGGAAGCTCTGCCGCAGTATCGGGAGGTTTTGGCTTCCGTGCTGCAGGAGCGCGGGCTTGTGGGGCGCTACTACGTGGTCGCCGAGGACTTTGCTGGGACTGACCAAGCGAAGGCCACGTCCTTCATCAACAAGTATGCGCCGACTGCTCGGTATGTCCTCTCGAAGACGGGGTGTGGCGGGTGCCCACATTGCCGCACCGCGCAGCCTGGCAACGCAGGGCATTGCAGCCAGTTCGGCCGCGAGCTGGTCGCTGAGGTGCCGTACACCGAGAAGCTCGCGGAGCTGGTCGAGCAGGCGCAGGCGGCGCGTGGGCGCATCGTCCAGGCGTCCGAGGGTTCGCCCGCCAAGGAGCGCATCAGGGCGGCGTACCTGGCCCCGCGCCCGCAGCGGTCTGAAGCCTACGCGGGGCCTGGCATCAGCCAGCATAGGCCCGTGCTGCCCACTCCGGTGGAGGCCCGTGCGCAGCTGATTCACGCGTCGGACCTCGTGAAGGGCAAGCGGGCTCAGGACCAGTCGGCAATCGAGGCCAAGCCGGTGCTGGAGTTCTTGCATCGTGAGATGGTCAAGGGGCTCGCCCACGCTGAGCTTGCATCCTCCCTCAAGCTGGCGTTCGACCAGAGCCTGTTGGTTCGCACGAATCGGCACTGGGCTCCGTTGTTCAGGGAGTCGGGCCTGTACGGCGTCGTCTATACGAAGCAAGCGAGCTTCGCCGACTGTCACGAGGGCGCCGACTTCCTGGCGAAGCACAACCCGTCGGTCCGGGCAATCGTGGCAGGGTCTAAGTGCGGATCTTGTATCTACAACAAGACCCGGTGCTTGCTCTACGGGAAGCCGCTGGTGAAACAAGCCGCGGATATCGTTACCCAGGAGACAGTCGACACTGTGCTCATGGAGCACCGCGCTGCTGGTCGTCTGCCCGCGTGGGACACCAAGACCGCATCGAGTTGGGGCAACACTCCGGGCAAGGCTTTGAAGTCGATCCACGAAGCGGTTCGCGCTTCCGCCGGGCTTGCCGCGAACGCCCCCACGCGTCTCGGGGCCATGACTGGCTTCTATGGCGCTACCCCGGAGTACGCTACGAGTGGCGTCGCCCGTAAGGAAATCGTCAAGCAAGCCTCCCGGTACTTGAACGAGGGCCTGTACGGGCACGACTTGGTCACGGCGCTCAAAGCTCGCTTCGATCCACGCGACATTGTGGCTTCCAAGGGGGAGCTGCGGAAGGTCTTCGCGGAGCAGGGCTTGCAGGGGATCTACTACGTAGACCCGTCGGTCTATGAGGACTACGGCAAGGGTTGCGACGAGGCGAGTCGTCTCTACAGCTCGCGCGGTGTTCCGTACCTGAAGTATGGATCGAAGTGCACGAGCTGCGTGCATCAAGTGAAGACTGGGTATTGCTCGAAGATAAACAAGCCGCTCGTCAATGAGCCGCCGTACACGGACAAGGTCGCTCAGCAGCGCGCAGTCTTGGCGTCCGGAAGCCCCACATCGATCTCCTACACGGACCTCGTGAACAACGGGGCTTCGATGGTTGCTGAGTACAACATGCAGAACGAGATGGTGGTTGACATCAAGGCCGCTGAGGCCCCTCGGGACGTCAGGGTCATGTTTGGTCAGGGAGAGGTCAAGCTTTGAACTTCACCCGCGCAGCTGTGCGTGTCGCGGCTCGCTTCAAGCAAGCGAACCAAGGCCCGGGTGCGCGCAAGGACGTCAAGGAGTTGGTCAAACCGATCAACAAGCCCAAGGGGATGTCGAAGAGCACCATCAGGGATTACGTCAAAACCTACGACGATCGCTCTGAGGCTACCGATCCGGATCGCCGGGACTTGCGCCCCCAGGATGTGTTTCAGCCGAAGCCTAACAATATGAACGTCCTTGACCTCGCAACCAAGGGTTGGCCGGGCGTCAGCGACGATTACACGGACATGGAGCAAGCCATCCGGAAGCAAATCCCAAAAGACAAGGGATACGCCACGGTCAAGAACCTCAGTCAGTACTTGGTGGAGACCGATGGGGGAGGCGGCACTAAGGCTGTCGGGAAATGAAAAATGGGCAACGATATATTAGATGACAAGGACGCCGACGAACTCCTTGCGGAGATCACCGGCCCCGAACCGAGATCACAACCGATCCAGCAGTCCATACAGGTGCTGTTTGTGCCGCCGAAGAACCAGCCACAGTCAGGTGGCAAGGCTCTTGGCAATAGGCCGCGAGGCATGGTGCGCAATCGCCCTTCACAGGAAGACCTCGAATACTACGAGTCCCTGTCGGAAGAGCGTGAGCGGTTCGTATCCAGCGACCCGGTCGTACAGAACTCGTCGGGTAAGGACCCCCTGTCCCTGCTTTCGGCGCTGAAGAAAGAGGTCGCCAGGGAGACCGCCAGCCTGGCCTACCAGCGCGTGATCAACGAGCGTATGGGCCGCGATACCAGCTCGCTCTCCGGGCGACGCATCGATGCTCTGAAGAAGATCGCAGACATCGAACTTGAGATGCACAAGATCGGGTTTGATCAGCTCGATGTGTATAGCGAAAAACTGCAACGTGTTTTCCAGCTGTGGACTGAGATTGTAAAGGATGCGGCAGTCGCAACCCTCGGGCCTGAACAACTTGACTTGTTCTTCAACCGTTTAACTACGGCAATGGACGGCTGGGAAGAGAGAGCGGCGGACCTCGTTAGATAGGTCTGGCTGCCATTCCTGGTGATACGGTGCCTGCTCTTAAAAAACGAACGGGGGAGGGCGTCTCTAGATTCATCAGAGATGCCGCGGCCCAAGCTAAAGTAGAATCCGAACAGAAGTCGGTCGCTGCCGCGCAGGCGGAACATGAGGCGTCCGGGGCAGTGGGCGAGTTCGTGCTTGATGAGGTCAAGCCGTTCCGACCGAAGATCTTCAACATCCTGGACTACATTGAGTCGTCCTGGGGCTTGGGGATGAAGCTCTACCCGGTGCAGCGCTTCCTGGTCAAGCTCTACTACTTCATGCCCCTGGATGACAGGGAGAAGACCATCGAGATCCGAGACATGCTCGGGACGAAGGTCATGTATCGGTTCACGGAGCGTGAGTACCTCACGTTCCTCTTCAACGAAGGCCGCTGCAACATCGGCGAGCAGGACCGCGAGCGGCGCCAGCTCGTGCTCAGCATTGGCCGCCGCGGTGGAAAGACCACGCTTAGCTCGATCTTTGCGAGCTACGAGATATACCGGCTGCTGAACCTCCGGAACCCGCAGTCGTACTACGGTTTCCCGAACGGCAACCTGATTCAGATCATCTCGGTCGCTACGGATAAGGACCAGGCCGGCATTCTGTTCAACGAGGTGACCACCCACCTTGCGAAGTGTGAGTACTTCAGGCCGTACATCGCGAACAACACCCAGTCTCAGATCAAGTTCCGGACGCCTTACGACATCGAGCGGTATGGGCCAACGGCTCGCCACCAGAACGGCAAGTTCGTCAGCTTCAATGGTAAGGCCACGCTGCGAGTAACGTTCAAGTCGTGCATCGCGAAGGGCCTTCGTGGTCACTCCAATGCTGTGGTGATCATGGACGAGATGGCGCACTACCAGGACAGTGGTCAGTCGAGCGCCAAAGATATCTACGACTCGGTGACACCGTCGACCGCGACCTACTCTCCGAAAGACCCCAGCACCGGCATGACCATGCTCAAGCCGGACGGCTCGTCGTATCCGGTGGAGTCCAGGGTGATCGCGATTTCGTCGCCCTTGAACAAGAGCGGCAAGTTCTACGACCTCTATCACTTGGCGATGACCGCTGGGCCTGGGTCAGAGAACATGCTGGCCATTCAGGCTCCGACCTGGGAAATCAACCCTACGGTCTCGCCCGATTACTACAAGCAGAAGTACCACGAGGACCCTGCTGTGTTTCTCACCGAGCACGGCGCTCAGTTCAGCAGCCGTGTTCGCGGATGGATTGAGCGAGAAGAGGACCTGGTGGCATGCGTGGACGATGCCCACAGACCACAGAACCTCGGCATCCCTCGGTACCCGCATCAGATGGGGATCGACATCGGTCTGATGAATGACGGGACGGCCATCTTCATCACTACCGAAGTGGCCGGCAGAGTGGCCCTGGTCTATCACGAGGTCTGGCAGGCGGGGGTGGATTGGAAGAGGTCCAACCCGCACCTTGGCAACGACTATTCGACGGACTACTGCAAGGTCCTCGGCGATGCTCCGCGCCTGGAGTTTGACGAGATCAGCGAGTGGATTTGGAAGCTCACGAAGCGCTTCTATATTACAGACGGCATCTTCGACCGCTGGAACGGCATTCCGCTGGAGCAGGCTCTGCTCAAGAAGGGGCTGACCCAGTTCAGGAGTGAGCTGTTCTCTCCGGATTTGCGATCCCGTATATACCAGAACGCTAAGATGCTGATGTTCGACAAGCGTTTGTTACTCTACGACTACCCGAGGGTTGCGCAGGGTGAGGTCGCCGGGAAGAAGCACTCGCCGTTCATTCAAGAGCTGCTTACGCTCGAGGCCAGGACGAAGAGTAAGAACATTGTCGAAGTCGCTGCGCCTAGCGGCGTCGACTACCACGACGATATGAGCGACGCTTTTACTCGCGCGGTTTGGCTGACTGCGGAGCGTATGCGTAACCAGAAGTACGTCTATGGGACGCTGCCGGGCGTTCGGCTCAGCGACACCGGCGGCATGACGGCGCAGCGTTATCAGATGATGCGCGCTCGCAATCACGGGCTGCACTCGGACCGGAACCCGTCGGCTAGGCATCGGATGGTCCGTCCCCGCACGCCCCGTGGTGTTCGGTGAGAATCTTTTTGCGAAGCCCCTATCACGATGGAGCAGGAACAGAAGCCTAGCGTTTTGGCTAACAAGGTACTCTTGCAACTGATTCAGCACGGGGTGTCGGAGCAGTTGATGCCGACCTGGGAAGATTTCGCTTCCATCCGGGTGGTTTTTCGGCAGTGCGGCGGCTCGTGGCGCGCTCTCTTGGACGGGGACCACAACCAGTTGGAGCTGCTCCGGACCATCGTCATGGCCTGGGGCCAGATGCCGATGCGCCAGATTGAACTCAAGAGGGTCGTCTGATGGAGGCCCTCCGAGACCGAGACGTCATCATTTCCTTCAAGGGCGTCACCATCACCGTAGACGTCACGGAGCAAGACGCGCGCAATGGGTGGCTGGGCGGCCAGGGCTTTCAGTGGGCTGCCACCACTGAAGACAGGCTGCTTGCCACCAAGACGGATGGGATCCCCGCGGGTTTCGCTCTCTGGGGTTCTGATGAATCCTCAGACGAATTCACCGCGAATACTCGGAACCAACCGGTTTACCGATTCGTGGTTCTGGGGGCGAGCGGTTGGATCATCTCGACAGTCGCTTACGAGAAGTACACCTACGCGTCTAGAACTGGCGGCGGCCCTCTCGTCCCGCTCACGTATAACCCGAGTGATCGGCTCGTCTTCAGCCTTCGCGGCCTTTGGACCGTGGAGGACGAGTGGACACTCTCCGGCGACCCGAGAGGTCCCAACGAGCACTACAGCGGCAGTGTCACACAGAAGCCAACCGTAGAGCGGAACTGGCATCTAGGGGTGCAGGTGAGCATCTGATGATGTACGCACGTACCAAGTGTCGCAGGGAGGCGGGTTGATATGGATCTCCCACGCACCCGAGATTGCATAGTGCTGGTCAGCGACTTGTCGATGACTGTGATGGTCGACGACGCCATGGTTGCTGGCGGTTGGGTCGGCGGCTCTGGTGTAACATGGGCCGAATCTAGTTCCGACAACTTCGTTGTCACGTATTCGGATGGGACCTATGGCGGCTTCCTCTTGTGGGGGTCAGATGAGCCTGCGGACCAGCTGATTGCCTATACTGGGAATCAGGTCAAGTACAGTTTCGGGGTTTGCTGCTTCGGAACGTGGGTGGTCTCTACTGTCGCGTACGAGAAGTACACTTTGCAGTCGAGGTTGGCGCTGCCCTTGGTTCCTATCACGTACTCGGTTGGGCAGCGACTCAGGTTCAGTCTGAGGGGGCTTTGGACGCCGGAGGATGAGTGGGCGATCTCGGGGGACCCGCGAGGGTCGAACGAGTTTCTCATCGCCTCGGTCATTCAGCCTCCATCCAGCTGGAACAACTTTCAACTCATGCTTCAGACGGCTATTTAATGTCCTTCCCGCCTCCAGTCGGCTCCTTTGAAATAGACTTCCACGGGTTGGACATTGTCAGAGCCCGGGATTGCGTCGTGTTTGCGAAGGGGGACTCGCACGTCGTTACGGTCGACCCCGCCATGGTCGCTGGCGGCTGGGCTGGCGGTCAAGGAGTGACGTGGGTCGACTCTCCGTTGCCGGAGCGAGTGGTGAGCTACTCGAGTGGGCTCTTTGGCGGCTTCATGCTGTGGGGCAGTGACGAATCCGCGGACCAATACGTGAGCAGCACGCGGGTGCAGCTCGTTCACCCGGGCACGGCTGTGATGATGGCCGGGAATGCCATCATCTCGACCTCCAGCTACGAAAGATATACCTACGCGTCTAGGATCGGCGGAGGGCCTCTGGTGGCGTTGGTGTATGCGCCTAGGGACCCACTCTACTTCTCGCGGCAATTTCGCAAGCACATGGGGCATAACCCACGGCTCTATCGTGGACCTCGCTTTCCGGAGCTTTCTCGCAAGCGATGAGAGCGAAGTCACTTCATGCAAGAGGTCGTTTCGAGATAGCATGACAGGAAGAGATGCTGCGCAATGAGACGGAAGACGAGTTCCTCTCCGCGCTTATCGGCGTCGATGTGCCATCTCCCCATCAGGCGCAAGTCTCGTATCGCCTCAACCGCCTCATCGCGAAGGGTGGGTCTGCCGCAGCATTCCTGGCGGTGCGCCGTTCGGCAATCCTCAGCACGCCCGTCGTTCTGAAGGTCGTGCGGCCCACCATTCTCGAGAACCGGGGCTCGCCGGCGGCGCTCTCGGTCATGAAAGAAGTGGTCGCCCTTGGACGCCTGAACGAGCGGGTCCCTCCCACTCCGCACGTCGTGCGGCTCATCGACT